CATCGACTTACTGTCAAGCCTACTGCTTCTCTTAGCCTTGACATTCGGGCTTGGAGCATACAATATACCCGAGTATCGGTGGGAGCTGGTGCGGTTCGCCATCCTTATGGGGATCATGTCCCTGTTATCCCACGCGATCAGTCTCTGGGGTGCATGATTTGGCGACGCAGAACCTCAGAATCTACGTGCTGATAACTATAAGCGTGCTGCTCGTTATCGGCGTGATTAACTATTCTGGGTGGGCTTTTCTGCCATCGGTTAGTGCCTCTCAGGATTTGATGAGTGTGCTTCCGGGGATCATGATTACTTTTCTGGGCTTGGGCGTCGCCTCGGGGGTGAAGCGTAGCCCCGCGATGGTGGGCGCCTGCGCCGTCGCTGGGCTGGGTTTGGCGCTTTTGATAGATGAGCTTAATGTGGCGGGGATACTGTTGGTGGCTAATATGGGTGGGTGGACTGTTTATCAGATACAGGTGTTGGTTCTCGTCGCGTCGTTTCTCTTCGGTGCGATTGTCTATTATAAGAATTAGCGGCGCGTCTTCTTTTTCAGGGGGTTGTGTCGCTGTACCCACGCTTTTCCCACTTTCCTCGTGTCTTCTCCGAGGGGGTGTAGTTTCTTAGCTATCTTGGTTCCGCCGCGTATTATTTTGTCGGTGTAGGGTTTTATGGAGTTGGGTAGCTGGGATTCTAGTTCCCAGAGCTTGTCCGACGCTTTTCCCATGGTTAACTTTGTGTGGCTGGGGCGGGTTAAATCTTTTTATCCCCATCTATAGGTATCTATAGTTGATGGCTGACACGACTACGATTCAGGTTCCGCGGGAACTACGGGATCGACTGCGCGCACTTGGGAAATATAAACGAGAACCGCTCTGGATCATCATAGAGCGATTGTTAGAGGAGCGGAAAATTTGACGCTGAAGGCTCTGCGCGGGCTTCTACTTGCTATAAATGCAGCCGCTAAAACTACGGTGAAAGAAACTCCGCAGAAGAGCCCACCAAGCATATCGCCTCTTTGGAGTAAAACGGCGATGGGCATAACTCCAAAGAAGAATATTACCATACCTAATCCCATGAAAGCGAGAATAAGCAGAGCTAAATCTTCACCATCGTCTCCAGTCAATGTCCTTTTATTCATTTTTTTTGTCATTGTTTTCTCTTCTCCTTGAGTTTGGGTAGTATCCACGCCACGTTTGCAATTATGCTTAGTGCTAGTGCCGCGTAGGTCAGCGTGGGGTCGGCGTCTTTTCCCGGTGCCCCCGCCGCGCCCGATGCCCCTGTCTCTCCCTTTAGCTCTGCGCGGACATCCGCGGGGACGCTGCCCCAAAACTCCGCGTAGTCGATACCATCGGCTAAGTCGGAATAATTGATGCTGGGAGTCACCCCATCCTCCCCGGCTTCGCCCGCCTCTCCCTGTTCCCCCCTCTCACCCTTCATTACAGCCAACATTTCAGGGGGACAGTTTGCCCACATCGTAACCCAATAAGAGGCCGGTTGGCTGCTCCACCAATCCCCAACTGGTTTCCCACCCGTAATCGTGTATTCAACCTCCTTATCGTTAAAGCTGCCATCCGCCTCCTCAAGACTAACCTTGATAATGTGTTCTCCGTAAATAGTGCCTGAAGCTGTTTGTGGAACCGTTATGGTTATGTCCCAAGCATAAGCGTATAGACCCGTTGATAATGTATAGGTGGCAACCTGACGCTTCACCAAAACGTTGCCATCGTAAAACACGTAGATGTAGCGTGGCGTGGTTCCCGTCGGCTCTTCGCCGTTTGACATGCGTATTCGTAGAAGTATGCTCTGTGTTGTAGAGCCTTTATCAGGGTCAAGTTGAACATCCCAGTATTTTGTGGCGAGACCACTCACAGGAGCCACAGACACGCAGAGGACGGAGATGAGCAACGCAGCGACCAAGACACGCGGATTCATCTATGGTGCCTCCACGATGACCCACCCCTGCTGAGTATACGTAACCTTTACCCGCTCGCTTATCTTAACCGAGTCAAAGTAGCCCGAGGTAACGTTGACTGTAACGGCATCCGCATAATCGAGCTTAATCATTACACTGTACTTAAGTATCCCATCAGTGTAGCCACTTGACTTACCCGACACGTAACCCTCCTGAACGGGAGAAGCCTCTATGGTCACAGATTGATTATCTGGGAAGTTGCCCACGATCAGCCCCGCGACAAACGCAAAAACAATCGTCACAACAACGACAAGCAACGTTAAATCCCTGCTCACTGCTTACCCGCCTCCTTTTTCTTCTCGTTTCTCAGCTTGGCGCACTCGTTACAGTACCACTGCTGCTTTCCGCCGCGTGTGCCGTTGCGCATCATCTCACCATGCGCGGGATTCTTGGAACAGATCATTGTGGGTCAATCCTATATTTTGGCGGATTCATCGCCGTGTTGATTAACTGGACGCTAAGGTACGCGCCTATAAGCCCCGTCGCTATTGGGCTAGGCATAGTATCTTGACTCAGGATTAGATAGAATCCGAGTGGGAGAAGCCCCCATCCCACGATTTTTCCGGAAAAACTCATCGCCCACTGTGGGAAATTGATGTGCCATTTTCCATCTGCAACCTCCTTGGTGATGTTAGGCAGTTTAAACTTCATTCATTCATTACCTAAACCTCTATTCATTCATTCATGTATTTAAGCCTTGTTTTTTTAGAAAACATTTTATCCTCACCTGATGAGAGTATACCCATGTCAACGGGTGTTGGGGTTCGTCGGCTGCGCGGGCTGCTCATAGCCACGCTGCTACTGGGCACGGTGATTGGGGGCGTGGGGGTGTACGCGGCGCTGCCCACGCAGGACGGCACATGGACGGGTGATTGGATTCGTGAACTCTACGGGTGGTTCACTGAGCTTCGCGTGACCGGACTCACGGCTAACCGCGTCGTGATAACGAATGGCACAAGTTACCTGAAGACGGACCCCGACATAGCCTTCAGCGGGGACACACTCACCGTAACGAAACTCGGCGCCACCACCCTCTCAGGCGACATCTCGGCGTCTGGTAACGATTTGACGGGCGCGGGGTGGGTGAACGGCACATCCACCACATTCACAAACGCATACGTAACCACCTACTACCTCGGGACAACAAACATCAACGCGAGACTGGGCGGAGACTGGGGCGGACTCGACCTCACAAACGTAGACGACCTCAACACCACAGACACATTCATCGCCGGAGACCTGTGGATACACAACGGCACCGCATACGAAAACGCCACAGACACACTCATCTACCCCGAATCAGAGGCGGACATCATCGTCTGGGGTGAACCAGCGGCAGCCCCCACCATGTACTACGCCAAAAACGGGCACACAGGACAAGTAACAAATAATACGGATGCAACTACGTTAATTCAAAACGTGATAAATTCACTTACAACCGGTAGAACTTGGGAGGAGTCAATAATTCTTAAGGGAGATTTTGGAGATGTTTATAATATAACATTAGTAAGTAACTTAAAGTTAATTGGAGTGAATGCGAAAATGAATCTTCCTAATGGTGAAACCGCTATTTTCTCCATTCCCCATTTAACAGAAGTAGAAAATATAACTATAAGTGGAATTAATTTTACTAGCACCACACATGGAAACTATGCGTTATATCTTTTCTATTTTGATGGGGCTGCTTGGAGAAGACCGCAATATGTAACCGTTACTAATTGTAATTTTGACAATTTTTATTCTGGGATCACAGGCATATTAGACCAATTAGAAGTAACGCGGTGTAGGGCTACTAATACTGATTTATGGTTAAATCTACCGGCGGGATATAATATATCTATTTCAGATAATAATATCGTTGTACCAATTAATAATTCCTCTATGTTACTTCTGGATGTGAATAGAGTAAGCTTATATGGAAATCATTTTAAGGGAAGTTATAATCCCACAGGAACCGATGTAGCTATTAAAATTGAAACCTCCTATAATATTGCTATAACTGGAAACACGTTTGAGGGATTTGGGTTAGGTGGAATAAATATTGATTACTATAACCGTGTTGCTGTCCCATCTTTCGGAATTACAATAACTGGAAATACGTTTACTTATTGTGGTTATGGGTCTGGAGGCGCAGATGGTATGGTAAGTGCCGGGTGGGGAAATCTAGCGTGTAACAATATCGTTATCATTGGAAATACTGGATATGAATGCCATAATTTGATTGATATTTCCAGCACAGCGGCTGTACAAGTCACAGCAATAGCAAACAGTCTTGATAATGCCTTTAGAGGATTTAGAGCAGTTGGTGCAAATTATGATTTAACACTTCAGAATAATGTCTTTATTGGTGGATTGGGCGGCACACCAACATTAAGGACGGGGATATTAAGAGCCTCAAATAATTATGGATACACTACTGAGTCCAGCGGCACCGCCACCGTACTGAACGCCACCACCTCTATCGCCTTCGCCCACAGCTTAAGCGCGACGCCCATAGCCTCGTGGTTTTCGATTACCTTCACCGAGAACCCCACCAACCCCACCGGCAACTGGTGGCTCACCTGCAACGCCACACACGCGGTCTTGAATGTAGCCGCGGACCCCGGAGCCAGCAACCTAGACTTCAGCTGGCAGGCGCGGAGACCCTAATCCCTTTTTCCTTCTCCCCTCATCCTTATAGTATCCGCAGTACCCCCGCGCCTCAAGGTCGTCGTTACAGCACACCGACTCAGCCGCGTAGCCCGGACACTCACCCGCATAGCAACACCCAGCCCTACGCTGCATCACCTTGTCAAGCAGCGACGCGCGACGAACCAACGTATAACCCTCAAGAAAACACAGAGTAAAATAATCCATTAATGTTTCACCCTTTCCTCATATTCTCCACAAATCGGTGGAGTAACCGTATTATTCGGCACCTTCGGAATCATATATGAAAAACAGTAGCCGCCACCACGCCCCGCCCCTATTCCTCCACGCACCCAATGGCGACAATCTCCACACCGCTTAGGCTTATCCAAGTCACTTCGCCTCCGCCGGAAGTGATCGACCACAGCTTGAGCAGTATAGCCGCGGGTACTCGGGGTATTGCCTGTTGTACTCTAGTGTAGCTAGGCACTCCCGACAGAACGGCGCAGGGACACCCTTAGCGGGCACACGAGGCGGCTTAGTCAATCCTGAACCTCCTCATTTTTCCATTTTTTATAATCTTCATAAATTTCTGATAAAATGAAGAATCCAACAAAGAAGCTTAGAATAAAGAACTCGCATAATGCAAGAAAAATAAATACCTCCGTAAAAGGATCAATCATACGCCACACGATATAGGCAACAATAATAGGTAAGGCACATATGCCGACAACCTCCTTTAGGTCCCTAATCTTCTTGATTACATATTTAGCGAACCTCATGGCTTTTTCTCTCCCTTTAGTCTGCACATGATGTCGGGGCACCGCGTGAAGCCGTTAATCTCCCCATCACTCCCAGTTAGAGGCTTCTCTTGACACGCGGGATTCCCAGCATCGAAGACGCCGGGACAAACCACAGAAACGTGCTCGAGACTACACAACGCGGGAAGCCTCCTTAATCGCCCTCGTCACCTCTGAGACGTAATCAAAACTCGTCGCCTCAACCAGCAAAAGCAGTTCCCGGGGAACATCTACTTCAACTTTCATCTTTCCCTCTCCTCTTCCCTCGGCTGTGCCCTGAGTCCCCCACGGCTCCAATGTCCCCCATTCTTGGCGTTATACTCCGCCAAGTCAACACCCATCTGAGCACGCGCCCACGTCAACCTAACATCCGTAGACCCCGCCATCCGATCAGAAACACGAGGATCAATCACGCCGACCCAGCCTCCTGCTGCTTCTTGACAGTCGCCAAAAGCTCCTCAGCGCAAACATCATAATATTCGTTAAATTCATCTAAACACTGTTTGCGCCACTTCTCCGCGTGTTCACTCATGGCTGTGTCGTCTCCTTTTTTTCAGATGATTCGCGCCATAGTTGGGCTATATTAAACCCATAGTCTATAAGATCAATAACTGGTAAAGATTTTCCAGCCATGAAGTCTGATGCGGCCCTTATTTGGCTAAGATTAGCGCGTATCCGCGTCTTCTCCTCCTTCGTTGAAGTCTCATATACAGCCCCTACCGCCCCTTGGAACTGCTCACTCTCCTCAGTGACCATCCAGTGTTGGCGAGCCTTCTTAAAAGCCCAACTTAGCTTAGTGGCGGTGTCTCCCTTCGGCATCTCCTGAACCAGCTCGAAGATTAGAAGCCGAGTAGAGTTAGGCATTTCACTCATGCAGCGGAGCCTCCTTAGCCCTCTCCCCTTTATGCACATTCTCGGGACAATCCTTACACTCTTTCAGAAAATCCTTAACATGACGACCAGGATCAGGATTGGTTCCATGTGGATAACGGGTGAACCCTGATCCCGTATGTGGACACTTTACGTTACTGCCGCTCTTCCAAACAGTAACCTCAAGTTCAATGCCACATAATCCTAGTCTACCGAGAATTTTATTAGATGTCAAGACCCTGAACCCCCTTCTTCCTCTCCTCACGCATAAACGCGAGGTACTCCCTGAGTTCCTTCAACTCCTCAGGGGAGGCGCGTCCACAGCCAAGCTGACCCTCCAAAGCCGCGACGCGCCCCTCCAAGGCGTGGACCTCCTCATACAGGTTCCCCAAGGAGCGCACCACGGGGTTACTCGCCAAACCATGAGCCCGCATCAGGTGGTCCTTTAGAATTCGCTCAGTCCCACAATCCGACCCACACAGACCACAAATATAGCTCAAGAAGAAGCCCCCCTTAATTCACCCCATAATCGAGATGTCTCTTGAGCACACCGCGTAAACTCTACTATGCGAGATTCAATGGCTTCCTTCTCCGCCACATACCTTGTAACGTTTACAAGTTTCTCACTAAGATATTGCTTCTGCTTATGCTCCGGCCAGAACTCCCAAATATCCGGCTTCACCACCTCGTCCTCAGTGAGGATGATGATGTTAACCAACCCCATCTTCTTAAGGCTCTTAAGCGTACCGTATACCTTCGTCCGCGGAACCCCACAGATCTGAATGAGGTCGTGAACGCAGACCGGTTCCCTAGATGCGAGGACAGCGCTTAACACAGCCTCCTCATACTTAGAGAGGATAAATATGGAGTTAATAACCTCCTTATATTTCCTCATCTTCACGGGCTCAGGGTTAAAATCCATATGTGAAAACCGCGGCACTAAACCCCCTCCCTTCCTTTTGCCTGTGGGCGAACCAGTCTAGTTGTCAAACCAGAACACCATCCGCACCGCGTCCTCCCCATAGGTCTCCCCGAGGGCGAAGATGAAACGAAGATACGCGTCCCAGAACGGGTTGATATTCCCCACCGCGTCACGCAATTCAGCGCAATCGAGAAAACTAACATCATGCCCCCCCGTTTCCTCCATGAAAATATCATAAGTTACCTTCGTAATGTTAGTTACATCAATAGGTAGTCCCCGAGGGTGAGTGATTGGAATTATCGGCTTCTCCCCACTATTTCTGATATTAGCAATTCTGGCATAGAACCGATAATCACGATAATTAGGAATATCGCAGAGAAACACCCAATCCCCACCCCAAACTTTAGCCTCCACGCAACCATGAATATTACAACCCATCTAAACCGCCCCCTTTTCCTGTGGGCGACGAAGCCACACAGCAACCTTCTCATACGCCTTATGAAACTCCCACACATAGCCCTCCACCCTCTTGAACTCAGGCACACTCTCAGGGTGAACCCCATGCGGCAACAGCGCCGAAAGAACCACACCAGAAAACTCACTTGAAGCCTTGGGCGGCTCAGCAAGTTCATTCTCCAAGTATTTTACATATAGTGACGGGGAAGCCACTATCATATAATCCTTCACCTCATCATGCGAGCCATGAACTAAGTGATAGACTGCGCCAACCCCGTCGATGATATTAGGGCGACCAGTCGGCATCAACGCCGGGTCCACAATCCATCCCTCTTTCAGCATCGCCGTGATTATGTCAAGTTGCCCCTGATCCACGACCAGAATATCGGCACGCATCAATCTAGGCCACCCCTATCGTCCAGTTATAGAGGTGCTCCAGGGCACAGGTATCCTTCTCCTTCGCCCCATGATACTTCACCTGAAACGGAGCAAGGGCATCCGCGTACTTCCGCCACGGCGACTCCTCGCCATCCTTTGGCTTAGGCCAATTCGGCTTAATGATGAGTTGTCCCCAGTCCCGCCCCTTAGTGATCTCGATGCCGTTTGGGTCAAGCCCCGCCGCTTGAAGAGTGTCGATGATGTCCTGCTCGAGGCTGATAGCCGCGTCCTCATCATGCTGATCATGAACCGCGCTAGGTGTCTTCGGCGAGTCGCGGAGCGTGTACTCGGCGTCGAAACTCTTAGTATCAATTTCCTCCGCCGTCAACTCACCGCCACCCACAAGCGCCGAAATAGCGCGGAGAACCGCCCGAGTCTGAGCCATAGACCTAATACCATGAACCGTCTCAGCCCACGGCTTACCTTCATCACTCGAAGCTGAACCGGACCGCTCCGTATAGCGCCCATCATTGGCAATGGCTCGACCCTTGAAGTGGAAAACAAGAATCTCCTGACCCTTGAACTTAATGACCTCACTTCGCTCCTCACTGTAATCAGAGCTGACGTGAAGCGCGGTAGCGTACTTCTCCCATCCGGGCTTGCGGACGTGAAGCTTCGTCTTGTCTTTACGATCAACCCAATAGTCTCCGGGCTCAAGAACCTCCCGCTTGAAACGGGAGAACGCCGCCATCATCTGTTTTACACCATCAAGGTCTATGACCTGAATCTCCTGCCTCGGCTTAACAACCTCAAGCTCCTTACCAGACATACACAGTCAAAACAAGAGAAACACCACATATATTTAAAACTATTTAATCATGCTATAACCATATAATAAGCGTTAAATACTCTTAGGGGTGTTATAGGTTTTGATATGAACCAAAATGAAGAAGACACAACCTTCACCTTCAAAATTCCAAAGAGCCTAAAAATAGAGGCTGAGGCAGAGGCCACGCGCCTAAACATGCCTCTCGCTGTCTACATCAGGCTCGCCATGATGGAAAAACTAGGGAAGAAGGCTGTATAATGAACCCGAAGAACACAACCTTCACGGAAAAAATGGGGTTTAAAGACACACAATTAACATCGCCAAAACATGATGAAATCATTATCTGGTTAATGAACCCAGAAAACCTTACTAAAGTATTACTAAGTGTAAATAAAAACATATTTATCAGTGAAAAATCACATTGTATATGGGAAACTCCTTACTTCAAAGAAAAATTATGTGAACATACTAATAAAAAACATGAATATTGTATTTTACAATACTCTGATGGATTACAACACCTAGAATTATGTCCTCTAGCCAAAGAAGAACTTGAAAATAGTCAAAAACCCGTTGAATTAACTGAACAGGTAATCATCCAACTCATCCATAAAATAGAAGCCGAATATCCTATAACTAACACTTACAACAACTTTATGATAGGATTCATAGACCTAAAAGTAACTCTACTTCATAGTCTACATAATGATCGTTTTAGACGTGAAATATCCGGATTAGGAAAAAAAGACTCTAAAGAATCCGATCATATCTATTATTACCTTGAAGTAAAAACTGAAATAACGAGTTTTGGAGAAACATTAAGACAAATTAACACATATAGAAAATTCCGAGAGGGAGAATATGTACTAGTAACCCCTAAAACCCCGTTCAAAGAAGCGTTCGAGCGAAACGGTGTAAAAGTCTACGAAATAGACTAGGTGTTAAAGTTCAGATAAGGTGTGACCTATGAGTGACCCACCGTATCCTAACAAGGAAAAGGGCTCCTACGTTATCGTCCTCGAAGACGGTGGACACCGCATAAAAGTCAATCACTACCGCGACAAATGGGAACTAAAAATAGACCACATCGACGGACCCACAAGCCGAGAAACAAGCTGGGCAACAATAAAGACCCCCGAGGGACTACGCAACAGCCCCAACGCCAAACGACTCAGAGAAGCAATACAATACATATTCGGCGGAAACACCACACGCATAATAGACGACATAATCGGAATCATGCAGACACAACCACACCTATGGCCCATACCCGAACAGGATCTAAGCGACGCACCGAGTAGCAAGGAACCGACTCAGGCGGAGAAACTAGTCGAATTGATCCTGACGGGGGATACGCGGTTTTTCCGCGACCAATACGATGATGAATACGCCGTTTTTAACCTTCAGGATTTCCTCAGTGACGCTAGTGCCGCTAGTGACGCTTTTTCCATATGTGATTGGATGGCTAGAGACACAGACACACTGTCTGTGTGTCAGGAGGGAGGGGGTGTTGTGAAAACAGCGACACCTGCGACACTAGCGACACCCCCCAAACGAAGATACTACCGCATGAAAAGTAACAAGGTAAAAGACATACTCGCACTCATTATGTATAAGAAGTCAGGGGAGGTTCCGGGAGGCGACGCTATAAGGTCTACTATAATGCTTCTCAGTGGCTATACTATGAATAAGCCACGCATAAAGTTGGCAAATCGCTTAGCCTCCACACCGGACGGTGGTTGGTGGCTTGACTTGAGCAACGAGGCGGGGGAGGCGATCTATATTACGGATCAGGGGTGGCAACTCGTGGCGGAGCCCCCGATCCTGTTTAAGCGGTATAGTCACCAGTTACCACTTCGACACCCCGCGCAGAGTGGTGAAGTCCTCGATATTCTAGGGTTTTCTAACTTCGCTAGTCTCGATGAGCAACTTCTATACATGGTTTTTGGTGTATTAGAGGTGCTTGTGCCGGATATTCCCCACGTTATCCCATATATATATGGGGAGAAGGGTACGGTAAAATCCACTTCACAGGTGGCGGTTAAAGCCATTTTTGACAACAGCATCATGACGAAGGGGCTGCTTAATATGCACCGTGACTCAAATAAATTGGGTCAGGTGCTTGATCACCACTATTTAGCTTATTTTGATAATATTAGCCACATTGATGAGGATCAGAGCGACTTATTATGCCGCGCCGTAACTGGGGCCGGTATCTCTAACCGTCTTCTCTACTCGGATGATGATGATTTTATCCGCCAGTTTATGCGTTGTGTGGGGTTGAACGGGATTAATATTGCGGCGTATAAGCCTGATCTATTGGATCGCTGTGTTCTCCTGAATACCCAGAAAGTCCTTAATTCTACTCGCAAGGAGGATAAAGTCATTATGGGTGAGGTCTACGCGAAGGCAGCGGGTATCCTCGGGGGGGCGCTTGACATAATTGTTAAGGCGCGTCAGAATATGGCGAAGGGAATAGATGTCGCGGGTGGCCTGAGTCGTATGGCTGACGCTATGAAGTGGGGCGTCGCTATCACTGAGGCATTGGGAATTGAGGGAGATAAGTTTCTAGTGGCGTATCAGAATAATAGGCTCTATCAGGAGGAGAACAGTGTGAAGAGTAGCGTCGTGGGTGATCTGCTTATCCAACTTCTTGATAGGAAACTACCGGCGTGGAAAAACGAGATCAGTGGATGGAAGGAGCCAGATATTAAGGAGTTTAAGAGCACACCATCCGACTTATTCATAGAGTTAAAAGCGATGGGGGATAAAGCGGGGCTTAATACTAGAACTGACTTTCCACCCGACTCTACGCGTCTGAGCATGGAGATTAACGAGTTTGCGCCGAATCTTCCTGCCTGCGGGTTTAGATTGATTCGTAAGAGGAGCGGAGAGGATGGGCGTAAGATCATATTCACGCGATTAATTCCTACTAAGCTAGATGAAAGTATGGACATTCAGCGAGTGGAGAATAATTGGGGCGACGCGAAGGATCTAAGGGAATATATTAAAAATAAGCGGGGTGTAACGCCTCCCGCGTCAATGGCTGAAGTGGTCAAATCGGCGGAGTTGGTTGAGGATGAGAAGAAGGCGGCTCCGAATCTTCTTGAAATAACCCAGCAAGTCATAGGTGACTTGGCGGTTATGGATTGGTCAGAGGCGATAAAGGATGAGGTCATTATCTCAGCTATAATGGATAAGCATACTCTGACGACTATACACGCTGTTAAAATTATTTCAATTCTGATGCGTGATGGGATTATTTTCAATCCGCGACCAGGATTCTATAAGTTTTCAGGAGGAGCATGACTTTGGCTAGTGTTGATTGGGCTCGTTTGAATTCTAAGACTGTTGACTCTGATTCTCATAATTGTCCTTTTTGTGGTCGTGTGTTGTGGGAGTCGTTGACTGATGCGGGGAAGAGTCGTTACTGCGAGTCGTGTGATGTGGTGTTCAGGGTGGAGCCGCGTTGAGTGTGGTCCCTGGTTTTTCGTCTCCGGCGTGGGCTGTGGTCAGGAGAAAACTAGAGGATCGTGTTAAGTATGGTGTGCCTCTGGATTTGCCGTTTATTGGTGACGTGACGGCGGGTAATCGTCACATTCACGGGAAAATGAAGGTTGACCCCGCGTATTGCAGTAGGTTTATCTTCACGGATAAGGAGCCCCGCCTCAAGATAGCACCGGACCTATTGTGTGAGTGGCGCGACCTACCCCGCCACTTTCCGCGCGACTTCTTCGGATGCACAGTATTCGACCCACCATTCTACTACTCAAACAAATGCCCCTATTTTCTAGACCCACAGGAAAACCGTCATCCGCGTCAGGGTCCGTTTTATGGTCACGTTTATTCGACTAAGCGGAAAATGTTAAGTGAATTATATTATGCTCAATCGGCTTTGGCTGAGGTGTCCTCAAGGATGTGTTTCAAGTGGGGCGAAATCAACTTATCAGCGGAGCGCGTCTTGACGCTTTTTGATCGCTGGGATGTGGCTTTTATTAATTCCTATAAGGGATATAAAAACTTCAGGAACGGTAAGTGTGTTTGGGTTAAATTGGTGCGGAGGGGTTTTGTTGCGTCGTGATGTTCTCGCGGATGGTGCTGCGCGTTTGAGTAATGGTTGTGGTGTTCAGTTGCGGTCGTATCGTGGTCGTGTGGCTTGTGGCGTGTATGAGGCTAGTGCCTTGTATCGTCACTTGGCGACTGTGGAGGCGTTGAATGGGCATGGGGAGTGGGAAATATTGCTGCGGGGCTCTGAGTTGGAGGTCAAGAGGTTCATAGACGCAGCAAACAGACTCATGGACTTAGGGAAGGATGTGCCTCATGTGTAAGTGGGTGAAGTCGGGGGCTAACCGCGTTGATCCGTGTATGAGGGCTGAGATCCGGTTTCTTCAGTCTCAGGGTGTTAAGACGCTTGCCTGTTGCTGTGGTCATGGGCGGTATCCTGAGACGATTATCGTTAAAAAGGCAGGGGGCATCTTTGAGTTTCACAGTGATGTTAGGATACTCCGTAGAAAGAGGTTTTATGTTCGGGATAAGGACGGTTTTTATTACATCCCTGAAGTAGTTGACGCGGCGAATGGGCTGTTGGGTCTTGGGCGCGGGGGATAGGCTTATATAATAATTCTGTAATATTATAATTCGGTAAATATGTCAACAAGTGTAACGAGAAACGTTCAACTCTACGATGTGGATGCGGAGTGGCTTCGCTCCCAGAGGAAGTGGCGTGACGGGAAGAGGGAAACGGCGAAGGATGTTTTCGCCCGCATAAAATGTGAGTACCTTAAAATGACGGGGGAGGCTGGTAGGGCGTGACTAGGGTTCGTGTGTATGAGTGTCTTCTCTGTGGTTGGCGTAGCGTGTGGTGGCCTTACATGAGTGATAAGAATAATGATGCACTCGCGGATGTTGGCGCGCATTTCAGGGAGAGGCACCCGGAGACTGCGCCGTGGGGGTCTCGCTCGGTGGCGGGTGTCTACCCCAGTCAGGTTAGGCTAATCTTCATAGAGAAGCCCGCGGTGGCGAAGGAGGCTGAGGCGAAGTGAGGCTTTTTGATGTTCTACGGGCTCCCGTTAAGGAGGGCGGGGTCTACATTCCGGCTTACTTTGAGTCGGTGCCGATGAATCGAGCTCAGGAGATTCTTCTCAGGCATGTAAGGCGTGGTCAATCCATGTCTATCCGCGTAGTCAAGGCGGGTGGCGGGTGGCGTGACGTGGTGGTGTCTGTGGGGGAGGCGGCGCAGCCGTGAGTCTGCGTTTTGTGGAGGAGGCTAAGAAGGAGCATGAGGCTACTTTGAATCTTCTTAATGAATCTGATGTAGAGCGTCCTGATCTCATTCAATACGCTAAGGCGTTGGAGAGGGTTATTTTTCATCTTGAGCCCAGGGGGGCTTCTCCTTGACCGCTGTGAAGTTGGTTAGTTGTCGTGTTCGCGTGTTGGCTCAGTGGTTTGCGGATAATAAGCGCACTGTTAAGAAGGCGGTGGAATTGGATGCCCTCGCCACAGAGATAGAGACCCTGGAGGGTGACTTGGTGTTAGCCCTTAAAACGGCGCAGACCCTTCAGGCGGGAATAGGCTGGTTTAACGTGGATCAGCCGAAGGCGGTCATGGAGATGCTTTATGAGAAGTATGCGGGTGCACTCGGGGGCGTTGTGGACGCGGAGAAGAAGGGGGAGAAGAAGTGACTGATTGGAGTTATGGTATTGTAAAGCAGTGTTCTAGGCGAATGTTGGTTGCCATAATTCAGGATGCGGTCGAAAAAATAGGGGGCGACATCATATTGAGAGAGGCTGAAGATAGTTCACATCTTCTATCAATTAGGGATGGTTTTAACTTCCTGTTTGCAGATTATTCTACGGCGGGGGAAACGCCCTAGTCTTCTGGTGGATGCTGTGTGTAACTATCACGATCAGGCGAAGTATGGGGCGAATGATACCTTCTGCATCGCCTGCGGGGAGCGGTGGATACCATACATTTCCACCCCGTTTGATGCTAAGATACCGGTTAAGCGGGTGCGTAAGGCGAAGAAGTTGAGGCATTTGGCCCCCTCTGAAAACGTTTAAGGCGGCGACTAACCTAATTTCCTACTGGATAGACCACCTTTTATATCCACCTAAGCGTTAGATTTATAAGCGTTTTCGACGCATCATTTACCAAGGCGTTAGATGTTGGCTGAACCTAATAAGAAACAGGTTAGAATCCTGAGCCGAGTTCAGGAGAAAGTGCTCATAAAATTACGTGAAAACAGCGTTAAGAAAGCCGCGGAGTTACTAGACATGAGCCCAGACGCGATTTACATGAATAACACCCGCGTCTACCAGAGATTCATCGGGCTCCTCGACGTAATGATCGCAGACTTCCCCATATTCCAGAGACGATTCAAGGGAAACAAGACCGCATACAAAGAGCTTCGCCACTTGGCACGTCTCGTAAAGGGAGAGGTGAAGACAAAGAATGCTGAGTAAACGTATTCTCCTCGGTTTCGAAGTCGGCACCGGCGAGTCTGTTTACATGGATCTGGCGCATACCGTGGTTACGGGTATGACTCAGCTTAGTGGGAAAACCACGACCCTGCAAGCGATTATAGACCGCTCAGGGCTCCGCGCTATCGCCTTCAAGACTAAACGCGGAGAGGCGGGGTTTAACAACTATCACGGGATACCACCCTATTTTATTGAGCAATCCGACTGGAAATACGTCTCCGGCATTCTCGAAGCCTATCTTCACGAGAAGGTGAAGTTTGAGCGTAGTTGGATCATGAAGGCGACGAAGAATACTCGGAGCCTCAAGGATGTTCTCCGTAACGTTCAGGCACTTAGGGAGAAGTCCCACGGGCTATCTGAGAGCGTGTATTCAGTATTGGAGCAATATCTGATAGAGATTATTCCCCAGATTGAGCGATTCACCTTCTCAAAAACCCTGTCCTTGACCGATGGAATTAACGTCATGGATCTCTCCGAGATGACGCTTGAGATGCGGCTGCTCGTTATCCGATCCGTTATGGAGCAGGTCATCGAGAAGATGCACAGCGTTATCGTGATCATCCCCGAAGCCTGGGAGGCAATACCGCAGGGGCGTAATACGCCGGTGAAGCTCTACGCTGAGATATTCATCCGTAAGGGCGCGGCGATTGGCAATTACCTGTTCATAGACTCGCAGGACATCGCGGGGATAGATAAAACACCGCTGCGTCAATGTAATAACTGGATTATGGGTCGGCAGCGTGAGACGCATGAGATTGACCGCGTCCGCGAGGTCATTGGGAAGAAGATAAACGAGGACGTTATCAGGACGCTGCGAATCGGCCACTTCATAGCGGCGATTGGCGATGATCTGCGGATAATCTACGTTCTCCCCACGGGGGTTCCGGAGGAGATGGGGCGAAGTGTCGCCCTCGGTAAGGCTCTGCCTCAAGATGTGGCGGAGTGGCTTGAAGCTCACAGTAAAAAGGATGTAACTGAATTGACACAGGAGGAAAAGGCGGAGCTAAACCGTCTCCGCGAAGAGGTTAGGGTTCTCCGGGTTAAACCGGATGCTCAGGACGAGATAAAGAAGATTGAGGCTGAAGCCCAGCATCTAGTAGGGGTTGCCTCGGATGAGAAGACTAAGGCGGAGAAGGCGCTTTTAACCTCAAATGAGATGTTGGCTGCGGCTGGAAAGGAGATCACGCGGCTATCCGCTAAGCTGAAGGACGCCGAGGCCGGAATTAAGATAGTGGAGGCGCTTAAAGCAATAATTCCACAGACCCCAACATCGGGCTCCAACTGCTCTACTCAGCCACTTGACTTGGCGGTTCAGGGCGTGGTGAATAGAGTCGAGGTGACTCATACGCTGCGCCGCGTCGAGTTGACCACTGAGACATTCGCGGGGAAGATAGCGTACCTCTACGCCACGGGGCGGATAACGGAGCGAATCGAGCACCGAGACATAAAGCCGCTCTTCGATGAGAAGGGCTGGGGGTTCAGCAACGCGCAGGTAAGTGAGGCCATGAAGGAACTCATGGGCTATGGGCTCTTCATGTTCAAGCCCCGCGGCACCGCCCCCGGTTGGGCTCCCACGGCGACGGCTAAGGAGTTATCGGATAAGGGAATGCTGAAGGTTCAGGACGTGATAGCTTGAATGCTAAGGAACTAAAGAAGAAAATGGACTCAAACATGATCCCCGTTATTTTCTCTGAATCAGAAATTATAACACTTCACGCCCTCGCCGTTTTAGGAGATGGGCGGCATATGATGAATAAACTATTCAAAAAACGATTCTCTCCCGTAGCCATGAAACTAATTGAGGAAGAGAAAAAGACTGAGTAGTTTTCCGTTTTATCTGGGGCGTGTCCCCCACTTTATGGGTTTTTCTCGTTGTTGTGCCGCGTCTGTTGTGGTGGTCTGCGTAGGAGTTTGTGGAAGTATTCTTCCCACCTGATGAATCTGTATCTGCTTCTCATGGGGTTGAGTCCCATCATGCCGGGGCTCCACCTGAAGTAGCTGGTTATCTCGGGGTCGGTGAGTTGGAGCGCCTCGAGTTCCTCGAGGCGTATGTGGCGCTGGACGTGTATGCCCGCCCGTTTCTCGTGTTCTTGGACTACGGTGAAGGCGGGTTTGCCGTTGGCGTCGAGTATCTTCTCCCCCGCGGCGTCGCGGAGTAGGATTATCTGCTGGTCTATCATGTAGCTTAGGCCACGGAAGACTACGCGGTTGCCCCAGTAGGCGCGGTGCCTGTCTATGTCGCAGGGGTTGCCCCCCGCCCGCTCCCAAGCATCCCAGATGGGCTTCGCGAAGGGTTCGTATTCGGGTTTGAGGGGTATGCTGAAGCTGCACTTTGTGGGCGCCTTCTTCTTGAGCACGTCGCCTGTGAAGTGGAGTGCCTCTTCGCCGCTGTCGTAGTGCGTCACCACCTCCAGTTTGAGGGTGGCGCTTGTGTTTCCTTTCCCCGCGTCGTAGTTGCGTGTGACTACTTCGCTGGCGCGGCTACCCTTCACGAGGCACAGCATATTCGTCACCTTGAGTACGTCGAAGTCTACCTTCAGAGTCCTATGGGGCTCGTCTCGGGTGGGCGCGGGCACACGCTGAGTCCCCCCGGGCATGGCGTCTATGCGCGCGCGAATCTCAGCGGGGCTCGCCAAGCGAAGACTCATGGGGAAGCCTCCAACGCCTGCCGAACCGCCGCACCCAAAGCGCGGGCAACCGGAAGAGGAATAATCGCGTTCTCCCAAGACCTAGCCCAGTTGGGGTGCTTGAATATATTGGTTGACTTTCGGGGATTTCCCGTGGATCGGTTGATGCCACTTGAGATATAGCCCCGGTTCAAGTCGAGGGGGAGCAGAAACGCGGGGAAGGTTCCCCATAGCGCTCGGCGCATCGTTGGTGCGAAGTATCCCACCAGCCCCGGTTTTATTTCTAAGTGCTTTGTGAGGTAGGGGCTGTTTTCCATGCACCAGTAAGTTGGCTTTGCCTTCTCAACGAAGTCTAGGAATGTTTTAACAAGTATTAATCCCCGTTGGGGATTTGGGGGGTCTTTCCATCTTTTACCCGCCTGCGCCAACTTCGAGAAGTCTCTGCATGGTGGTGAGCCCACTATGAGGTCGTAACCCATGAAGTCCAAGGGATTCAGGGCGCATACGTCTGAGATGATCACCCTGTGCCTGTAGAGCGCCGCTATCTTGGGCTCTATCTCGACGCCGGTGACGTCGAAGCCCTCAAGGGCTAACCCGTCACTCCAGCCGCCAAGCCCACTGAAGAGGTCAAGAGCACGGAACCGAGTCACTTCTCTGTCTCCTCTTTTTGTGCTGGGTGTCTCTGTGCGTGTTGTCGGCAGTAGAGTCCACCCAAACCATAGCCGCGCCCACGCCGACACTGGAACCGATGCCAACCCGTCCAATCAGTTACTTCCTCGACGCATCGCGCAGGGTTTTCAGGTATTCCCACAGGATCCCCAGCCCACTGATCATAGACGTGGGGCTTGCGCGGGGGAATGGAAACACCCAAACTAGACAACCCTCTTTATGGTGACCTTCTCAGCGAACGTGTCTCTGTGGGCGCTGATTAGCTGGCTGCATGGGTGTAGGGGGCATCGACGCTTGACGCAGAACCCGTCGTAGAACGGGGACTTAACGACACCACACTTACCCAATTACCCTACTCTCCTCGGTCTTGATGCAGCCCTGTTAATCCGGTTCAGAAGCGGAACAAGGTCATGGTAAACCTGTTCCGTGGTTATTCTGCAAACCGTCCACCCGTGAGCCTTTAACGTTTCGTCGCGGACTCTGTCACGCTCTACCTTTTCCCCACTGTGGAAGACTATGCCATCCACCTCGAAGTCTACCCCCGCTTCTCCATAGGGAAAAGCTACATCCATCTCGTAGGGATGAACTCTCCCATCGGCTCCCCTGAAAGGGCCCCAGACGCAGTTTGCGTAGAAGTCCCCTGTTCCTTTATCTGCGCGTTTGAGGCTTCGCCTGTGCCACCGGACCCCTGTTTTGAGGTATTTTCCCTCCTTGTATCTCAGCCTCTTTATGAGGGCAACTAGGGCGGACTCAGCGTGATTCGGACGCCTACCAACCATCTATCCCGCCTCCTCTGTGATGTGCCATGCTTCTCTTAGCGTCTTCTCGTAGACCGTGATCCCTGCCTCTCGCAGGCATTTGATGAGCGTCCGCGTCTTCTCAAGCGGCGGCTCGGGTAGCCTGTTGTTGTAGTTATCATAACCCACAGCCACAGCCCACGGCTTCGCGTCGAGGATGCCGTTAATCATCTGATCTAGGTTGAAATCCATGATGGGCTCTACTGATATGAAGGTCTTAGCGTCAGGCATCCACATATGGACGTGGTGAAGTCCCCAGAATCGCGCGCCGGGGCTTGGGGCTTGGCTGCATTTTATCTCCTCAGTGGTTTCGATGGTTGCGCCGAAGACCACGTTCTCGGGAAAAACTGCCCCATCGCCAAACATGTTGAGATACCAGATGGGGTTTTTAGTGAGAAGTAAGTACGTCGCCTTGGGGTGTGCTTTTAACTCAGCCATCAGGATATTCGCGTCCTGTACGCCGAGTGTACTGATGTCACTCATATCTTGAACGAAGATGAAGCCCTCCTCGGGTATCTTCCGCATCGCCTTCTCATCGAGCCGCGGCGGTCCCTGATACTTCACATATTTGTATCGGTTGATCAGCGACTTCGCCCAGCAATAGGAGCAGTCGTAAGGGCACTCCCCAGCCACTGGGTTCCAAGTCCCAGTTATGAACGGAAACATCCTAGTCATTTACCCTACCCCCAGTACCGCTAATATTATCCAAAAATCTTCTCCCCGTATTCCTCAATTATCTCATAGAGTCTAGGCTCTGCGCGTTTCCGTGTGGAGTCGCCACAGATGGCATAATCCACTTCGTGGAAACATTTAGCCGCCATCTCTAAGATGAGTTTGTATTTCTCAAACTCATCTAGGTTCCAAGCTATCTCTTGGTCCTTATAGTTCCAGTGTCCACCACTCATCGTTTTCTCACCGTATAACCCTACATTCTACCACAATATAAGCATATTGTGGTAAAATGTGTTTTTACCCCGTTTTAGGGCATAAACTGAGCCAAAACTTTTCGCTTCGCCTTACGAGGAGGAGTCATAGAGCGAACGCACGGTTTCGCTAATTCTATCCTTGTTTGTATAAACGGGGTGTTTTTTGATCCCTTTTACTATTTGTCTCCGGGATAAATCTGTGTTTTAGATAGTTCCGATTTAGCGCGTCTACATTTATCACACTCCTCTACTTCCGACACTTTTTCGTTATGATACTTCAAATGCCCATATACGGTGCTTTTACTAATTTTCATCTTATCAGCTATGGCTCCATGTGGTCTTCCATCGTTTTTCATTTTCATTATATCTGCATGAACGGTATCACCTATCCTATAATCTGGTTTTGACTCAATCATTTCTTCCCCGTGTTCAACCTTTATCCCTACAGAGCTTAGTATATCTTCTCCGGGGATTTTATGCCACTTGTGGTAGTCAAATGTTCCAACGCCATGACTTCCCCCATTTGTGACCAATATAAACTCGTTTTGCCTCATTTTTTGGAGACTCATAGGAACGTAAGTGCTATAGAGCCATCTTAGGTCTTGTGGTAATCCTTGAAGACCTAGACTTTTAATAAAGAGGTTATCTATAGTAATTCTAACATCTAAATCGATACTCGTCATTTTTTGTGTGTCTAATCCTAGAGAGAATCCACAGTGGCGGGCTTCTCGGATAAAATATGTCATTTCCGCTTTTGCTATTGTTTGGTCGTTTGATACTTTCAATCTTGAATATAATAGGTTCGCCGCTTCTCTGATAACAGTGTATATATTTTTACTGAAGAGTAATCTCGCGTAAATTAGTTTAATTATATTGTTGATTTGTTGATATTCCGCGTCAATACTTGAATAGAGTGGTGATGAACTTATCATTAAATCATATTTTTCAAAATCACTTAACTGAAATTTTGAGACGGGTTTTGTTTCCCAGCTTGAATCTACTGATGTGTTATCTCCATGTAGAAGAAGCACCTTTTCTTCTTCAATTCCCTCTGATCTAAGCCACGCTAGGGCTTCCCCATCTCGGCTTCCGAATAAGTCCAAGACCGGTAATTGTCTAGCTCTAAATTGCAATCCTAAATCTTCAAGTAATGTACTTTTTCCCGCGCCTCTTTTGCCAATAGCCATGTGTGTTTCTGTGCCACCAATCTGCATACCATCCCCTAAATAACGTCCCCACCGGTGTATCTTCAGTTTTTATCACCATGATATAGTTTCATTAACTCGGTATATGTTTCTGGGCTTACTATTTCGCTAAGTTGACGGCTCATATTCTCTATTATCGGCACCGCGTAGAGAAGGAAATCACTTACCATGTTTGCGAATCCTGCGGGGCTTAGGTTTCGACAACTCTGCATAAATGCCGCCACGTAGTCGCCTTTCTCGATGGCAGAGGTTATTTTCTCGGAGCGTTCCCCTTCTGCAACCCACGCATAGCATTCAGGTACACGCCAGGGGATTATATCCCGATCCCAGTTAACAGTTTTTAGGCTGACACTATATGTGACTTCGCCCCATTTATCCGTGTTTTTAATGGCGGTTGCTAGGCGCTGTGAGATGGTATAGAGGCTAAGAGCTACTTTTTTATCTATCCGGGTTTTGTCCTCTGTTTTCTTGTCGATGCTTAGGGCTGCACGGGTGATGTGACTGACGGTTTGTAGGGGCTCCGCGTTTACGGCTTCGATCAGGTGGCTGCATAGCAATCTTTCGTAGGCGTTGAATTGGGGGCGCTGGAAGAATCCGCTGACATCTTTTTCCTCATTTTCCATTAAGTTTCACCTATGTTTGGTTTCTTCCACGTTTGCCCTGCTTCATATAGTTCTTCTTGGATAATGACAAATAATTTATAAAAATCCACATTTTCTTTTTTGACTAGACGAGGACTGATAAGTACGGGTTCGCCAAATGTCTCCTCCTCAATTTCAGCTTCGTATTCTTCCCCCGTTTCTGGATCTTTTTTAATCTCTATATGCTTCTTGATTTGGCGGAGATATGGATCATAGTTGTCATCCGTTGGTAGATTTCGGTAAACGGGGTTTTCCGGGGTTCCCAACTTCCGCTTATTTCTTTCTTTATACTCCCATTCTTCTACCATAGAAATGTATTCTGATTTACGATTAGCCACTTTTTCCTGTAGATCAGGGCGAATGTTTCCTAGAAGAGTCATAATGGATTTATTAGCGCGTTCTACGTTACCTTCATCACGGTAACGATTACAAAATCGTATCTGTAGTTCAACACGCTCCGTAGGGGTAAGTGTATCACGTTCTGTTTTGCTCATCTGGTATTCCCATCCGCTCTTTTTCTTTTTGCTCGTGGTGTCCCGGCTGCACGACTTCGAGGAGTCTGTCGAGGAAGCCGGGTTTCTGCATCATGGCGTTTATATCGGCTGGTGAGCCGTGTTTTACTGATTCGCCGTGTATGGCGTCTGCGCGTCCTCGCCCGTTTATGCCGATGCTGACGCGGCTGAAGGTGTCGTCGAAGGCTCTCCAGAATATGCTTCCCTCGTCTTTTCTCATTCGGGCGTAGATTTTGAGGGCGCGGTCTGCTTCGTCGTATATGCCGAATTTCTCGTTGTCTATTTCTCCCGCGTCGCTGCGTTTGGCGTCGGTGTCTAGGTTTCCCAGTAGGGGCACATCATTTGGCTGGGGGTCACTCATGGGTTATCCGATCCTTATCCACTTCATCGTGACGGCGAGAAGCATTAGCAGGGCTCCGCCGAATGCGCCCATGAGCACGGGCATCCACTGTATCTTGCCCTTCATTGCCTTGGATACTTTGTCTGCGAAGTAGTCGATCATGCTCTTGTCGGATTCGGTGTGTCGGCTCTCGTTTCCCGCCCCGGCTTTGTCCTCTGTCTTGGCGGGTTCTATGATGACTCCGAAGGTGTTTTTCTCAAGCTTGTCCTTTATCTCGGGGGCGGTTTTCTCCCAGAGTTCGTCTCCGATGAGCAGGCGGATCGTGTCTGGGATGCTTAGTTCCTCCTCCTCTGCGCCCTGCATCTTCGCGGTGTGGCCTCCGGCTTCGAATGCGAAGAATATGGTTTTTCCGGTGCCTTTCTCCATGTAGCCGCTGCCACGCTTTATGAAGTGGCGCGTGACGCCTTTTTTATCCTTGGCGCCTTCGAGGGCGGTGTCTGATTCGTTTACGATTGGGACGCGCTCGAATCGCTTGTCCCTGTCTCTGAGTAGGAGTACCTCGGTTTTTCTAGCGTTTCCGGCGAGTCCGAGGCGTTCCCTGTAAACGTATGCTGCTGTGGCTAGGATGGCTGCGCCGCCGATTACTGCGATGGTGACGAGAGACACTTGTTTTCCTCCTCCTTGATTTCATCCAGTTTCGCGCCGTAGTATGAATATGCGAATATGGCCAGTGTTAGTGCGCCTATTGGGGCGATTATCCAATTAGAATCTAGGAATGTCTGGATTATTGAAAGTCTGACGAAAAGGGATCCTAACGCTATTCCACACATTAAACCGAATTGCATGTTTGCCTTTTGTCTAGCATACTTGAAGTCTTTATTTTTCACTCTTCTTCCTCCTCTGGTGGTGTTTGGCTTGAAACGATTACGTAGTTTAGGCTTCTTCTATGGATTGAACTGCCATGGGGCTTTTTCTTGACTACGGAGAAGGTTCTTATTTCATGCCCTATAACTGTGGCATCGTCAGGTATCTCCACTTCCCCATTTACGACTTGAATCCTAGATATGTAGAGTTTCTTCAATTTTTCTATGTCTCCTTCTCCATTTTCTTCAGCCTCTTTTCGTCTTCTTCTCGTTCTAGTCCTATGCGTATGAGTTCGTTTGCGGCTCGGGTGTTCGTGGTGTATCTGCGTTTCTCCTTATACAGTTTTACCCCTTCTTCTAGGGGCGTTTCAACTCGGATGTTCATGTTTTCACTGTATGAGAGTATCCGGCTCTGCGTTTAAAAATGTGTGGTTCTGAATAATTCTGAATGAATACGATTAAATAATTCAGCGTACTCCCCTTATTCATGGAGCGTCTTCGTGGGTGGGTTGATAGGGTCCGCGCCGCGTTTGCCGCGCCCGCCAAGAAGCCCTCTGGGTGGCTCGTAGGCGACGAACCCGCGCCCACACAGAAGCCCACCGCCGCGGAGAACCTTTTCAGTGGATTCAAGGCGTTCTGGGTGAATCAGCGCCGCCGAGTCCTCCGACTCCTAGCCGCCCTCGTAGCACTCACGGACCTAATCCTCGGCGCGTTCCTCTACTCAAACATATGGTACTTAAACCTGCTCCTCTACGCCTACCTCGTACCAAGCTTCATAATCACGATACACTACATGAGGCTAACACGAAAATGAGTGAAAGGTTTATGTTTGATTTGGCGAATAATCGCAGCGTTAAGATTCGGAAGGGCGAAATATATTACTGCACCTATGATCAGGGCTTCGAGGTCAGCTATCAGGAGCAGCCCGCGCATAAATCGGAGAAGGTGCACACCCATATCTGGATAGCTAATGAATGCTCTGACTACATAGTTGAGATGTGGAGCATTTTTCACGCAACCGATAACCTAGTTTTACCCCTGAAGACGTACCTCTTCGCCTTCTTGACTGGGTTCGAGGTAGTTGATGAAAAATTAGATGGACCGAATTATAAGTTTGAGATAGTTATAAACCGGAAACTAAGCAAGTCCCTGATGAATGACGTTGAGGAGTGGTTTTACGACTTAACGGAAATTGCCCTAAACCGCATCTGGATGAAAAGCCTGCTAGGTGAAAATGGTGCTGAAGACGCGTGACTTGTCCCTGTTCGGGATCGGTGCAACGCTCTACGCGTTGGCTGCGTACACCGAGTCCGGGCTTGAGGTCAGTCTAGGGATACCATTACCCTTGTCGGCGGTTGTGCTGGGTCTGATGCTGGGCTTTATGCCCCTATGGTGCTGGGGCATCCTATACGCGTATGACTTTGGCTCCACTGTGGTCGCTGAGGCGGTGAACTACTCCCGGAGCCTAGCCTTCTTCACGACGGCGATAGAGGCGGCGGGCAACATGCCTGAAAACGTGGTCGCTACACAGGTATTAATTGACCCTAATTTAGTTTTAGCAATAGTCTACATGATTATATCCAGCGTCTTCATCTTCTACCTTGTTGGCTGGTTATCTGTTGACTTCTTTAAGGAGGTTCTCTTCAACGCTGGCATTATAGCTTTTTTAATGTATTTTCCCGCCATAATATTTGTTCCCCAGTTAACCAAATTATTGGATAAATATGGGAATATGGATAACGTTATGAACAGTGGCGCGGTAGAGATGGCTACTATCACCGCACAAGCTAGCGTCCTTGCGGGTATCTGGATCACTTTGGTCGCCCCCTTCATAGCGCACCTGCTTTTCCGCCGAACCGCGCTGTATCGTCGCCTGCGCGCCGTCAACGTCTTCTAGAGGCGCGGCGTGGGAAATTCTTAAATTCTTAAATTCTGAAAAAGCGTATTCTTTACCCGTGAATGATTGATGCCGGTGAAGGGTCCGACTGGTTACGATTTCTGGGCTGCGTGTGGAAACAAGGAGGAGGCGCAGAAGACCGCCAAGGCGCGAGCCAAGTACACGGGTAAGAAGGACGAAGGTAAGGAAGCTTGGATACCGTAATTACGGCGTCTTCGAGTCAAAGTACGGTGGTAAGCGGAGTTGAAGCACTATACTAAGCGTAAGGGTTCGCCGCCCTGCCGGACGGCGGAGCAGAAGAAGCGGTACGACAAGTGGTACTACCGCAACGTAACATGCAAGGGGAAGTAATCGGCTTTTAGAAGTGGTTAAATTCTCATATGGTGAGGTTAACCTAGTGATCCACCTATGTCATTCTGGGATAGGGTGAAAGCCGCCAAGGATGCCACTACGTCAAAGATTAACGATGTGCGCGCGGAGGCTGAGGCGCGTCGCCTCCAACGCGAAGCCGAAGAGGACGCGAAACTCAGGGCGAAGGAGACCGAGCTTTCCCTCGTTCAGAAGAAGCTAGAGCTGAGGAAGCGGGTTCAGAGGCAGGAGCGGCGCATCCGCGACCTCGAGGCGGAGACCACGGTGCGGGGGCGCATAGTCTCCGGCGTCGGCAAGATGATGGTACAGGCTTTGAAGCCGAAGAAGAGGGACGCGGGGAACACTTAAATACGTTTTAAGAAATCTTACACCCATGAAGCTTCCGAGCATCAGCGAACTGCGGGACAAGGCGAAGACCGCGACGAAGCGGGCGGGGAAAGCCATCACGACGGCGCAGACTGGGGTAGAGAAACGCAGAGCCAAGGCGCTTAAGGCGAAGGCGGATAGGGAAGCCGCTGAGATAAAACGCTACGAGAAGCGCCTGAACGAGTTAAAGAAGCTGAAGAAGCACGCGAAGACCAAGGCGCAGGTTCAGAGCAAGCAGAGGCAGATTGAAGACATCCGTTCACAGCTAAGCCTTAAGGACCGCATCATATTCGGAATCAAGAAGAACGCGAACAAGACCATCGACAAGAACTTAAAGAAACACGGGCTCTAGGTGAATCGACTCCATGCGTGACACGCGGCATAGCAGGAAGCGGCTGCCCTCCGCCAAGGATAAGAAGGCTTACAACCGCGCCTACTACCTGAAGGTGACCAAGCCTAAGAAGAAGAGGAAGGGGCGCGGGTAACGTTGCCCCGAAAATCTCCTTATCGTCACCCCGTCAGGAGCTACACGCGGGAGGGTGTCCGCGTTGACAAGTACATGCGGGGGGAGGGCAAGGCTCCCGCTGCGCCCCGCGCCGTGATCGGCTCCAAGTCGATGACTGGACCCCGGTGGCGCGTCACCCGCGGCGGATCATCTGTTACTGTCTCGGGTGCTGACATCGTTGCGGGGATGAGCCGCGGCGTAGACGTGCTGCCCGCAGAGGGACAGAGCGTAACAATCCAGAGAGTCTAAGGGGAGGTGAAAAAAGACGGCGAAGAACAAGACTAGGAAGGGCAAGAAGACGAAAGTAGGAGTCAGGGTGACTGGGCGCAGCGTCGCCTACATACAGGAGGTCGGCAAGAAGGGCAAGCTCGGGAAGGCTAAGCCCGTCGTGCTGACCACGGTGAGGGCGCAGAGGAAGTAACTGATTTGAGTGAGGGCTTTACGCAGGCTGAGTACCAGCGAAGGTTGGCGGAGAAGCAGCAGCGCGACCAACTGGAGCAGCAGCGTATAGCCCAGCAGAACCAACCCGCCACCGAGGTTATTGAACAGGAAGAGCGGGAGAAGGAGCGGATCAAGTCAGGCACCCCCGTCACCACTACCCCGAAACAGGAGTTAGCCATATCCCAGAGCCTACACGATGTAGCCGCCCAGAAACTTGAAACTGATTACAAAGCGGCTGCAAGAGAACTTGATGTAACGTATCGCCCCAAGGACACAGACAAAAACCTGTTTACTCGGCTGATACAGAAGTATGGGCACCTCAGCGGCGAGAACGTCCAAGCTATACGGGACGCGAAGAAGACGCTGGATCAGCAATACCGGAGCGGACAGATGAGCCTATCGACGTATCAGGCGCAGATCAACCTACTCAAGGACCGATTCTCCGGCGTGAAAAGGCTCGACGCAGAATACGACTCCGGGGCCGTAACCACCTTCACCGTAACCGCGGATGGCAAAAAGTACACCTTCGACAACTATGAGGACGCCTTCAAATTCAGCGTAGACCAGCAGATGTACCCCGTAACCTACGTTGACTCAAGCGGGGTCACCCAGACGCGGTTCTTCGACACCCCAGACGAGGCAACCAGATTCATAAACCGCCTAGAGGAACCCGGAGTTCAGACGGCGCAGAAGCAACAGGAGTTCATCGATTATCAGGCAACTTGGGACAACCTTCTCAAGAACATCCCCATAGTAAGCACCTTCAGGGCAGCCGAGCGCGACCTATCAAAAATTGGGGCTACACTTGACTACGAGGCCGCCGCCGCCAAGCTACGCGGAGAAGACGTGCTAGCGGGTATCCTCTACTCCTCGGGGGCGGGGTTAAGATATGTTACGGGGTATGCTTTTGGCGGGGCTACTATTCCCGAGTTTGCTTATTATCTGGAAAAAGACCCGTGGAGTATAGTTGAAGCCGCGAAGAATGATCCACTAGTTACAGCGGCGAACATCGCCACGCTTGGATTTGGTTTAGCCTCCGCCATAAAGGGGGCGCGTACCGCGGCTAACCTTAAGTGGGCGGCTACGCTTGACGATGTTGACTTCACTCCCACGGAGCCATACCAGACATTCAAGGGCACACTTATTGAGGGAGATTATACAACCAACATTATACAGAAAACAAAACTAGGTTTTGATGTCCCCACTGAGATATACGAGGGGGGATACGAAACCCTTGACTTTGAGGCTATGGCGAAGTTCATCGATGAGAACACTAGGCTGAGGCTTGGAACCAGTAAAGTGTATGGTCCTCAGCTTTCTGGTGTACGTGGTCCTTTTGACGTGTTTTCTCGCCCCGACTTTGTAATATATGCGCCGGAGTTATACCTCGAATACCCCACGGTTAACCCCGCTCTCTTTGAGTCTGGTAAATATTTTCCATCGATAACTGATGAGGCCGCGACTCTCTTTAAGAAGGTGGGAAAAACGCTTGACACATTAGATATTAGTGACATAATCAGTCGTCAGCGGGAGTTTGACGTAAACGCGGATTTAACCCTTGAGGCGCAGAGGTTCGCTGAGGCGGAACTGGCGCTTGAGTCTGCTAAGAAGATGAGTGGACCAAATATCCCTGCTCCGACTGTGGAGGTGGGCGGTGGACCCGTTGTCTCCGTGTTAGAAGAATCTACTATTACATATCCAAGGTCAAATTTAGGGGTATTACCTAATCCCTATTATGCGACTTCGAGGGGTATGGTGACTGGTGGCGTGGATTTGGCTCCACCCAGCGCCGAGTTCTACGCGGCTCTCTCCGCCCTGCTTTCCTCGGGGGACGCAGCTAGGGTTTCGGCGTCTTTGGAGAAAATCGACGCCGACCTTAAACTGGACATCAGCGTGATCCCCATTGTAACGCCTAAGATTCCAACAGACGAATTACCTGACGTGAAGGCTGTTAACCTAAGTATCCCGGTGGTTGAATCGTTAACTGAGCAAATATCGGAGCAAATCACCGAGCAGATTCAGATACAGGAGCAGATAACTGAGCAGGTCACAGAGCAGACCACCGAACAGGCATTAGAGGAAATCACCGAGCAGGAACCCATACTTGAACCAGTCACAATAATTCCGCCCCCGACAGAGATGCCACCAGAAGAGCCAGAGGAAACCCCGCCTCTACCTCTTGGCGGGGAAGTTTCGGGTAAGCGCCTAGCTGAGAAGAAGGAAGAGAAGGGGGCTCCGCGTTTCCGCGTCGTGTTGGATGGGCGGGTTAGCGTGGTTGAGGCTGATGGGTTCGTTGAGGCGCTTGAGAAGGTTTCGCGTGGGCGGGGGAGCAGGGCGACGATCACGAGGCTGAGTCCGAGTTGAGTCTTGAGGCGTTTGAGGCGAAGTTCCTATTCGTCTTGGGGGCTGGGTGTTTGGTTGGTGCTGCGTTCCGCGTTGCGGAGTGGGCTAAGAAGAGGCGACGGTAAAACCTTTATTCCCAGTTGACGAGTGTAACCCTGTATGAAGCGTCTGCTCTGTCTTCTGGTTCTCCTCATGGTGGTGGGGTCGGTGGCTGCGCCCTTCGCCTCAGCCAAGGCACCCGCGTTCACCGACTCGCATACCTACGATGCTGCGACGAAGACGGCGACCATCAGCAAGCACGGGGGCGTCTCCAAACTCAGAGTAGAGCCGGCGTTGACGGCGGCGGGGATAACCGTCACGGTTGAGCAGCGCCCCGACGAGGTGGAGTATAGCTGGGTATTGGCGTCCAGACCAATGACAAATGTTTTCAGCCTCACCCTCACGCTGACGAACTGCGAGTACTATTACCAGCCGCCGCTAACCGAGGAGTACACGGCTGCGTCGGCTGAGGCGCGGTTCGGCGAGCCCTGCGCCGTCACCGCGTCCGCCGTCACGGGGAAGTCTGGTAAAGTCTACGTCTCGCGTCCCGCGGACATCGTGGGGAGCTACGCAGTGTATTCTACATACAGCGACGGCGTATATGAGACTAGCAAAGTCGCACACATCTACCGCCCCCACGTCACCGACGCCGCGGGCAAACAAACGTGGGGCACCATGAAGATAGAGGGTGACACTCTCACCGTCACCGTAGATCAGAAGTGGCTGGATGCAGCCAAATACCCCGTAATAGTAGACCCAACAATCGGCTACACGGGCGCAGGCGGAAGCACCGAGGCGATGACGATAAACGACGCCTACGGCACAGCCGCAACGACCCCAGCCAGCGGCACACCATACGCCATAACCATCCACGCCTACGTAAGCGAAGACGCCCCCGCACACATGAGACTAGGCATCTGGGCCGGGACAGATGGCGGAGCCCTGCTAACATCCGACACAGCCGCCACCCCCGGAGCGTGGGCGTGGGAAACCGTGACACTCACCCCAAGATACCAACTCGCCGCCTCAACAAGCTACGTCATCGGGCTAATACCAGACAACAGCGACCTGAACATGCGATACGACGTAGCCAGCGGGACAAGCTACATCGACATCACGAATAGCTACGCCGCCCCCCAAGCCTTCGGGTGGTCAACCACAACCACCCCCAAGCGGTACTCACTCTACGTAACCATCGAATACGACCCAGTGATAACTTCCTCAGTAATCAGCGACATGGATGACACGAACAATCTCTACACGATGAAGAAATACTACACGTTCACCACCGTAATCACGGATGGGTCTGGGGCAACCGACGTAGCGTCCATCAGCGTCCGCGGCGCTCAGGGCGCGTCGGTTCGCTGGATGGTGAACGCCACCACGCTGGACGGGGTGCCCGCGTACGCCATAGCCACCGGCGCATCCACCATAGACCTCGACGCGGGCGGGTGCAGCTTCACAGAAGTCGGAAACGATGGTACTCTAGTCCTCAGCATACGATTTGAGTGGGATGCCACAAGTGAAGCCGACTGCGACCTCGAGGTGTGGGCTGAAGATGCGGAGGGAAACACCGTGGGGTGGACCACCGTACACAGCAACTACTTCGACGTAATCAGCCGCCTCGTAACCCGCGACTTCACCGGAAACCTCACCTCAACCACGATAAACATGCCCGTGGAAATAACGGGGCGCGTCCGATACGCCACCACCGTCGCGGGGGACAACTCATCCACCAGCTACCCCCCCGACGCCCAGTTCACACAGGTAAAACTCTACACGGGCGGCGGAGACTACGCGGGGGCAGACGCCGCCATAGCAAACGGCTTCTACAACATCACCGTAACAACACCCGCCACACTCGGAGCCGTCTACTACTACACGTGGATAGACATGGCGGGAGACTACGTAGACGGCTACGCCCCAGACGGCGACTACGTAGCCATCTCAGTGGGCGCATCCTTCAGCATCATAAAGCAGGTAAACGAAGGCTTCACATTCTTCGGACTCACCGGAGCCGTCCTAGGCCAAATCGTGCCCACAATCACAGCCTTCGCCACATGGTTCGCAGACAGCGCCACCGCCATAATCAACATGGTATCAGCCACGATGACGCTAATCATATTCGTAAGCGGCACCGTAACCGCGTGGTTTACCCGCATGGTAAACACCGTCGTAAACATCTGCACAATCGTAGGCAGCCTATTCGACGGAACCTACACGGCGGGGATGATCGACCTCTGGACCGTGTTCAAGGTCTCAACGTGGATCGACGTGGTCCCCATCATAGCCTTCATGTGGTGGATCGATAACATACCGCGTCGGGCGAAGAGTGAAGGAATCAGCCAAGTTGAGAGAGTAATCAGGGACATTCAGATAGTCAGCTACGTGGTGGGCGAAGTGTGGAACTGGAGCTTCACGGTGTTTAACTTCGTCGCCAACATGGTTATGACGTTCGTGGGTGTGGTGACTGGATAAACGTTGAAAAAAGATGCGCCAAGTGAGGTTGGGACGCCAGGATATTCCCCTTCCCTGTGGAAGGAGATTAAACACAAAAACAGCGACGCGGAGAAAAACAGGGTATACGATTCAGCCCCAGCGGTGATTAAGGCGCCTAAAAGCTGGCTAATTTAGCGAATCTGGGGGAAGGCTTATATTGTTTTAAAAGGTGACATATTACCATGAAGCCATTGCGAGGGCAGAGAAAATAGATGCCTAATCCACTAGCTGGCCTGCTCGGTAACCCGATGATCGTGGTCGCGATCACCGGCGCGGTGCTGACGCTTTTCTCGGGAATCGCGTTCTTCACCGACTTCTCGGCGGGGCTTACAAGCGCGGTAACGCTCTTGGCTGCTCTGTTCGACGTGATCGCGATTGGCTGGGTCTTCGGCAAGGACGGGCCGCTAAGCTCAGTCTTCGGTTAGTTACATGGGGGCAGTGGTCCCCCACATTTTTATATTAAAAACATCCACTATTAGCTATGGATGTTTACTGGTTTGGATTAGCCACCTACTTACAGCCCCTAATCTGGATGATTCTTTATAATCGCAAACTGTTTAACCCACAGTGGATATACCCGATTGGCGTCGCCGTGATTGGGGTCTTAGCCGCCACCGGTTGGTGCAGCGCACATTACACAAACATCCTCCTCATATCCTACGTTTTAATGGTCATGTACGCGACCTACCATTATCGAAGCCGCCCCGGTTTCCAACCCGTCTGCCTAGCATTCCTAGTCGTGTTCCTGAACTCGTATTACTGGGAGTTCCCCATCCACGTCGCCGACCTCCTCGAGGGAAACGTGGGCGTGGTCCTTCTTCAGAGCGTCCACCTCTACGTCATCCCGTTTCTCTGGACGCTGAAGTTCAACGCGTCGGAGAACTGGTTTAAGTATAGCTGCTACGCGTGGACGGCTATCGTGGGTCTTGAGGCGATAAACCTCCAGTTTCATCCCCCGTGGCCTTATGGCATCGTCGCACTCGCCGCATGTCGCTTCATAGGACTGTTTACCCTATTATGGATTCTGCGTTTTCCGGGGCAACCCGAGAATAGGATTATATCCTCAGTGAGAGAAGTGTTACGCAGACATGACCACACCGCGGAGTAATGGGAGAAGGGCTCTAGCCTTTGGCGTGGTTATCCTAATGGTGATTAGCGCCGCGGCGGTCTTCGCGCCGCCCTTCGCGGAGTCTGTGGCGTCGTTTAAGCACATTGGGGCTGGGAAGAAGATTAGGAGCGTGGATTCGCAGGGATACGTTGCCTTTGGTGACACGCTGTACTTCACCGTCCCCGCGAATAGGAACGCGACGGGGAACCTGCTGACGTTTAGCTCGCTGAAACTCGGCTCAGGCGGGTACGTGTACACTAGCTTGGGCTTCGCCTCGGACACCCTCGGGGTTAACATGACGCTGACGCAGACGAAGCAGAATAGCATAAAATATGTGGCTACGGGTGCTGGGACTCAGCGGATATGGTGTCCCTTAAAGGGGGAGCCATATGCTGTGGTCGGCGGGTCATTGTCTGGGTGGGATGGCGGGGCGGGGGTGGCGACGATAGATACCTCCGGGGCTAGCACCGTCACCGTCTCATGGTATGGCCCCATGAGCAGATCAATATACGATAGCATCGACTTACTGTCAAGCCTACTGCTTCTCTTAGCCTTGACATTCGGGCTTGGAGCATACAATATACCCGAGTATCGGTGGGAGCTGGTGCGGTTCGCCATCCTTATGGGGATCATGTCCCTGTTA